AAGAGAATACACCTCCGGGGATTATTTCTTTTCCTTTGAGGATCTTATCCTTTCCCTTCTCCTTGTATTCTTTTTCAAACTCACTGAATAGTGATTCAGGTTGTCCGTAATTCTTATCCTTGAGTTTTAACTCAAGAGCATCAAACTGTTCCGAAAGAGTCTTTACTTCAGCCTCTCTTTGATCAATCTTGGTGTTCAACTCCTCGATTACTTCCGCAGGAGCTTTCTTTTCAACCAGTTCCTTGATCTCTGTATAATTAGCTGAAAGATCATCCAGTTTACTCTTTATCTCAGTCTGTAATGCTTTCAGTTCTTTTTCATCCATCATTAAATGTTTTTAAAATCGTTTGTAATATCTGTTGCATAGTCGGCGCAATAATCGTCTGGGTGGAATTATCTTCCGGCGCAGGTTCGATATTGAGTGACTTTATAATTGCCTTTATTTTCATTATCTCTACTTCAAACTGTTCGCAGGTATCATCAGTATATTTGCCATTCTTGAGTCCTTTGCTTAACGTCTCAAGCCTTTTATTAAGATTTTCAACCATATCTTCTATTTCTCCTTTGGCGGAAATTATCCGTGTCAATGAATTTGCTCCCCAGGTAACTGAACTGTATTCCCATAATTTCAATTCAAGTAATTTGTGATATAATAGCTCACCATCTTCATCATTTACATCCTCTGATCTGATAGTATTATATCCAAAACTTAATTCGGTAATAATCCCGTCAATATGTTGCTGCAGCTTATCCTGCGAAAATGTATCTTTGCCAAATACACTCTCAAAATACAATCCCTCTTCTATTTCTTCAAGAACCTGCGGGAAGCCTATCGGACTCCAGCTATCATGCTGCCATAGATGTTTGATGCGTGGCTTGGCACTTTTCGGGCCCCGTTCTTCTATCGTTTTTGTAAAAGCCCCAGTTATAACCATATCACCATCACTATCTACATTATTGAATATTGAACACAATCCGGTTACAATGCCTTTGCCTTCATCAATATCTTTAAGCTCGAAATTCGACTTAACCTGAAATCCCGATGTACTCTTCCCTGATGCTTCCTCAAAAAGGATGTACTTGATGTCGTGATCCTTGAGCCATTTCTTAGCCTGGGCCACGGTAAACTTATCTTTCGGGAAGCGATAAGCCTGAGTCACCGCATTGCCTTTAGGATCACTCTTGAGCGGTCCGCCGTAAATCATTATCCCGTCATCCAGAGTCTTTAAAACAACTATACGTGCAAAATCATCCGGATCCCTTACTCTTGCTGCATGAAAATTTGGATATGGCATCTTATCTTCTTTTAATTATTCTATCTGAAATCTTATTAATTCTCTTATTTCGCATTGGCACAATAACAGACTTATCAAGCTTTTCGTTTGATAAACTCGCTTTCACTGTAATCGTTTTTGCTTTCATTTCAATCAACATTTAATATATGCGTACATCTGCAATTAATTATCTCATCAGGACTTCCTGCGGGATCCCCCGGATATTGCAAGCCCGGAGAATATTCATAATTCATCGAGACATCACCCAGTGATTCATAATACAGGTGACTATCTCTAATACCCGGCAGGCCCGATGTCCTCCATGCTTTTGATCGTACAAGATCAGTACTGAGGGCTGCATCAAAACTGCCTTTATTACTGGCTCCAATAACTTCAGTCCGAGCAATCCTTTCGGCTTGATAATGATTAATGATAGCTCCCTGGCTTTCCAACTCTGCCCTGATTGCACGCTGAGTGTTGTAAATACTCAATCCCTCCGTTCTGGCCCGGTCAATAACTCCATCAATGATCTTGTTTATTGACTCTGCCTGTGTATTCATCAGGCTTCCAATAACTTTCTTTGATCTTTGATTGGAATAGACTGTGAAATAATAATCCCAGGCTTCATCATACTCATCTTTAAGCTCCATGTCGGGAATATTACTTTTCAATCCTCTTATCTTCCTCTCCGTCTGAGCAGCAAATGTCCCCCCTGTCTTAGTCCAAAGCTGAATGATATGATTCTGCATTGGCTCGGCATTGAGCAGATACGGAACCCGTTGTTTCAAATCCACTGGATCGATATCCATCACTCGCTCCAAAAGGGGAAGCTGTACAGCCGTCAGAGTTTTTATCCCGGCTCTCCAAAATCGTGAAATAAAAGAACGTCTTATCGTCTCATCAATTTGTAACTGCATGACGATAATCATTTATCTTCAATGCTTTTAAAACCTCTTCCGTTAATGGCATCTCAGGCATACTACCCAGAGAACTTACGGGCATCATACCTGCCATATCATATACTTCGTCCATGCCCGGTGCATCCATGTGATCATAACCAGCTGCCTCACGTATTTCGTTTTTTGTGAATGACCGGGCCTGCACCATCCATGCTATCATCTCAGCAACATTCTTCTGTAAAGCCTCAATACCCGAATAATCAGCCTGTAAGTATTGTCCTTCCTCTTTGAACATCGGCGCCATCCAGCGTGATAACTTACTGAGGAAAGCATCCATCGAAGGACATATAGCATTAGTCCATAAGGCCCGTTCTGCTTCTTTGTAGTTATTGTAAGTCCTGTCCTGACTGCCGGCAAAAAGCTGTGGAGGTACATTATAAGCATCATACAGATCACCTTTGAATGTGCCAAGTGCTTTTATTACTTCCAGCTCAACCATTGACAGACCTATCTGTTCCCATTTGGTAAGTTTACCTGTTACCGTCAATTTACCACTCGATGCATCTCTACGAAATCTCGTTTTTAACTCTGCCGCCTGCGGTTTAGTCAAATCCATTCCCTTACCTTCCTCGCCCAACATTGTCAGTATGCCCCAGGCTCCCTGGTTCTGCATGGCCTTGACCATAGTATTATACGATTCATTATTGGCAATAACAGATTTGAGTAATGGTCTTAATCGGCTCATGCCTTTAAGATGACCACCCATCGAATCATAATCGGGGTTAAACTCCTTCCAGTGCATTATCCGTTCTTTTTCATAATCAACAGGTGTATTTTTTGCACCAAACGGATAAAACGAATAACCCCTGATCGGATCAAAATAAGTCCCCAGGTTAATAGCAATCCACTGAGGGGGCAATTGATCTAACCGTCCGGCCGAACCGGCATTAAGCCCGTTCTCAAGTATCTCTGCTGCTGTGTATGCATTGCCGAAGATCAGATAAAATGTCATAGCTGCTTCGATAAACTCATTACGAGACTGATAGGGATTGGGATTATTCAACCGTGCTATCATCTTGCCATTTGCCACCTCTTCGCCCTTAGCATCATATTGATAAACCGGGACCGTTGAAGCCGGCTCAGTTATTTTGTTAATAACCGTAAAAACATTGTTATTGTCCGTATAGTTACTCAGATGTGTTGATTCGCCCTGATCAGGATAAATAGCATTAGTTGCCATCCATTGCAGAAGAAATTGATCCAAAGGATTGGGATCCTTACCCGTCAGACGTTGCCATATTTCTTTTACTGAAGCCATTATACTATCCAAAAATCATTTTCTTTTTTATTACCCATCAGATAGGTTACAAGCCATACCAGCGCATCCATCCTATCCGGTGACTGGTCTCTAACATCCCCCGTGTAAGTTGTCATCTGATCTTCCAGTTTCGGGAAGGACCCTACGTGATGCACTCGCTGTTGTTCATAAAGAGCCTCTACCGGTTCAGCCCTGCGGACTTTGCCTCGTGAAGCATTTACCTTCTGATAGCTTACGCTCTTATCAATATTCCGTAAGACAGTCTCCACCAGGTCGCCTCCATTATTCACTTCAGCAACTATCCTGTCAGCTTTCCATCTCTCATAAGCTATAAGTGCCTTAGTAGCCCATACCTGCGGTGTATAAATCCCACTCAAGTCCTCAATTATGTAAAAAGCCCCGTCTTTATCTTCGCCTCCGACAATAATCCCTGTCTCGTCACTTTCTTTTGTCGAGGTCACCGCCGGATCAATAGCAACGGCAATACGAACCAGATCAGGACAACTATTCACCCGACTTTGTTCGATAAGGTCCCATGTCCATAGAGCACCTTCAATCTCTGTAAATTCAGCATCATATAGCATCTTAAACTGTCGGGCCGGTAAATCTTTCCTGGCCTTTTCAACTTCTTCTGCCGATAATATACCTGCTTCTACTGCCTGATGAGCCGTCACTTTGAAATACTCAAAATCGGGATCAAGACCATACTCGGCTTTACGTGCCAAATTCCACGCCCAGTTGCGGGCAACTACATTACCTATAAATTTGCCTTTCGCCTTAGTATAAGTCACCGTTGTACGAAGAGCAAACCAGGCTTCTTCCTTAGCTCGTGAATACTCATCGAAAACAAATGCGTGGACATTCTCCCCGTAAAGTGTAGCCGGGTTGTCGGCTGACTTGAATGTTATAACAGTACCTATTGGAGTGGTGATTGCTAATTTTGACATATTAATACCATAAGCCCCTGATTCAATAACCTTGTGCAAAAGCCTTTTAAATGCTATCTCTGCCTGTGAATAGACAGGAGCTACCCACCAGTATTCGTAAGTTGACTGTCCCTGATGAGCCTGTTCAAACAACCAGTATAGATGACTTAATGTTTTGCCTACTTTTGTGGCAGCTTCAGTTACAGTAAACCGCTTAGGCGAATAAATAATCGCTTTCTGATAATCCGTAAGCTGGAGCTTTTCTATTTCAATCTCTCGAATCATTCTTTGAAACTTATCTTAATTTTAGCTAATGACTCACCCCCGGATTTTATATCAGTCCTATCAGTCCATCCATAATTAGACTTCAAATTGACAATAGCAGTAGCTTCTTTGATTTTACCTTTTTTGCTGTGACTAAAACAATTAGCCTCAAGATTGCTAAGTATTTTATTATGAACATCTTTCAATGATGGGAATTTTCTTGACAAATAATCGAATGTTTGTCTGCAAATATTAAGATCACGAGCTATCTCTCCTATAAAATCATATTCATCAATTGTTGACTTTAATAAAGCTTTTTCGAATAATGTTTCAGCTTCTAACTTTGTCCACTTTTCAGCATTCTTATTTCCCTCTGGAGCTCCTGCCATAATAAATAAATTAGTGGCGAGGGAAGGATTCGAACCTTCGACCTTTAGGTTATGGGCCTAACGAGCTGCCACTGCTCCACCTCACTATTTTAA